ACACGTTCATCGGGTTTTACCTCCGAATCCCAAACCGCAGAACCAATCATTGGACCGGACGTCGGTTACGTCGGTCCAAATGGCGGCGTCACTTGCGCCGCCGGTCAATTCAACCGTTACACCGACTTAATCTCGGATCGAATGCGATCCAGGTGGTCTGTGCTCAACTCTGAAAAATTGAATGATGCCAAAAATGTCAGCAACCCGTATCGGCGACACTGTTCACGAATTTCTGGCGTCACGGGTTCGGCACGCCATGGTCCTCCTGCGCCACTTCGACGACCTCTAATCGTCAGGTTCGGATTCACCGTGAACCTTCCGCAGATCATCCTGCCAGATGGAGTGACCCGCTCAATGGGGATGATCTCCCAATGGCCACGGCCCCACCCAACACTAAAAGCCAGCTCATCACCAACGGTGTAACCATCTTTTCTCAACCTGCCTGCCGTGGCGGTAAAACACAACGCCCTTAGTGTCACAATGTAGGCCGGGATAGTCCGGTTCTGTTTCGTCTCGATCGCGGACGGCAACACAGCCAGCACGCTCGTCAACGAAGTAGCGATTCGCAGGACCATCGGTTGCAGCCGAGGCATTTACGTCTTCGGACATGGTTCGTCTTCTCCTGCCCGGCTGAACCGGGGCGGTGCGGCTCCATATCTGCATTCCAGCATATACCACAATGGATAGTCAAGCAATAGCCCGCTTCAACATTACTCGCCAATTGCAACTAATCTGTCGTCATTCCGCTTGTAACGCTGGCAGTCTTCTTTGCTTCCGATGAAAAATATCGATTGGTTGTGTTCTGACTTTAGTGATCATTGGTTTTCCTTTGTAGGTGGTTGCAATACTCTGCTTTGATTTGATGCTCAGCCTTCCGAATGACCGTTAATCATGTTGGTCGCATTCACGAGCCGATTAACCATTGCCACAGCCTCACCCGCTTCGGCCCAATTCTTCTGCTTCTCGCCCATGTGGAGGTGGTCGCGACGAATGACTTGCAACGCCTCAATGACTTCATCGAGCTTCATCTCAGCACCGATGAATGCATGGTTCGGCATGTTCTCTCGTCGAATGTCGATCGGCTCGATTCGTTCTGCATTTTCCATTTGTTCCGCCTTTCGTGCTTCGCCTTTCACTGTATTCATTATAGTGTATATTCGTCCGCTGCCTAGCGATATCGACAGGGAAAACGGAAAAATTTTAGAAAGATTTTAGTGGTGGTCACATATACACGATTCTAGGCTATGTCGTTAATATTCTAGAATTTTTCCCTTTGAACAGTACACAACGAAACCGGGAGAGAAACGATGACCGACACCTACAACGAAGACGTGATCCAAAGTGACGAAATCCGCAATCAGACAAATGCGATGGTCGCAGCTGGTCAATACGTCAAGGCGTTCGAGTTGTATCAGACTGATCCGCTTGCTGTGGACGGGGTAACATTCGAGCAATTCGTCAAAGGGACGCTTGACTCCATGCGGCGGGCATTCGAGAACTTTCAGGCAATAGAGTCCCACGGCAAGGCGATGAGTGCTGCTGGGTAGGTATCCGCTCAACCCAACAAAAATATTCTAAGTTTGCACGGCACTACTCCACGTTTCTACCACATCGACGATACTTTTACTGCTCTCTATCAGCAGCTTCCCGCTTGTCAATAGTGGACAAAAGCTCGGCATATATCGCCAAAAAACCCGCTATTTGCATGTACATAAATTCACCAAAGCACTGCAAATCTACACGCTAAATCTCTTCAGCCCGCCGCAGGCGTACCCCACCTTTAGATTTCGGAACACGTAGATAGCAGATATACTTATCCTATGTAACACTTGATGCTCGTTATATGTTACCACATCTGGCTAAACGAGCGTACCTAACTTAATTTCTAGTCAATATGGTTAGTTCTAGGTGGTAGTATCAGTTGTTCCGAAATAATGCCCTATGCAGATTGCCAAGATTACCTAGTCCGCGTCCGACCGTCCAGATTACCCCGCGACGGCCGACTAATTTCCCCGCCATAAAAACCCTGGTTTCCGACGTTTCCGCCGACGGGTCCCTATAGTCGCTATATAGAAAAAACACAAATCTATACTATCAGATAAATATACATTTTTATATTTAATAAAAATCAATAAATAAATGTTTGGAAACTACGACGGAGTCGGCGGAAATAAGGGTTTTTACGGCGGAGAAAAAGTACCTTGCATCCACGGAAGGGGTATTTTTACGACGGGAAAGGGGGTAGATAGTTATTTCGGGCGGCGTTATTTTTTGATGGCGTGATTTGGCGATGATTCGCCTGCCTCCACAGCCGGACGGTCGACGAATGCGTTTGCTGCTGTGGGAGATCCAAAAAACATCGGCGAGCGGGCGAGTGTAGTCGCGAGCGTAAAGTCGAGAGCAGAGAAGATAGCACATTACCTTGCCGCAGCGTTCCTTGTGTGGTACCCTGCATACTGACTTGGGTTTCCCTGCAAGACGTTGTGGTTTACTCTTCTTTGAGTCCCTTATTGCGTGTATCATGCAGTGAGGGGCTTTTTCTATGGCAATCGCAGCAATGCAGCAGAAGATCGATATCGGCGGCTATATCGATCGCATGAAGGCCCAGCGGGGCACGCCGACCGAATCGTTGTCAATCGGTGATCGCGTGATGTCGCTCATTGCTGACGACCTGACGGGCGATAACGCCGATGTTGCCACGCAGCGTAAGCTCGATGCGGCTCGTCAGAAATGCCGTAACGGCAACCCGTTCCCGTTGATCGCGTTACAGTGGCCGGACTTGGTTATCGAGGATAGCAGCGTAGACGCGGCGATATTTCGCGACAATCTGCAAGAGGCCGTCAGCCAGCCGATCGCTGATGAACTTAAGGCGGTTGTGTTCGATTCAGATAATCCGTTGCTTCGTCTTGATTGGTGGCAGCATGTCGCACTTGCAGGCACGTTCTGCAAGCGGATAGGAGAGGTTTATTTGGCTGGTGGCTCAGGTGTGGGCAAGGGAGCCGCCTCATGCCTAGCTGTCAGCTTGTGGTACGATGTCTACGACGAAGCGAAGATACACCTTACCGGAACGAACTGGGATCGATGCCAATCGCAAGTTTACGCTGAAGTCATGAAATGGCGTGCATTGCGAGAGCTAGACCCATCATCGCCAGACGGGCTTAATCATTCCATCAAAATCCTGAATCCAAATCTCGATGACAAGCGTGCTCCAGAGAAGTTCTCGGGTGCCCACAGTCCCGCTACATTCTTCCTATTTGACGAGGCGACTATCCAGCCGGATTCGTGGATCGAAAATGCAAGGCGTCCAGCGAAAAAAGTGTTTGCTCTTGCGAATCCGCGATCCCTTTTTGGATGGTTTCATGACGCATTCAAAGGCATGTCAGAAGATCCGGGGGTCATTGCCGAAACGGCTGAAGGCAAGATGAGATTGTCGCTCAGAATGCGGATCGGCGGCAAGGCATGCCTGAACGTTCGGTACGATCGACTAAAAGAGCCGATTGCTCCGCTTGGCGGTGTTGATATCGATTCGGACTTACATCCTGCGATAGTCTTATGATCGAGCATTCGTATCAATCCACAGAAGAACTGTCGCAGGAACATGCGGTACGCACTCGACAGCTCATACCGGGACAGATGGATCTCGCGTTATTTCGCGAGAACTGCCAGCATTCAGACCAACGCATTGTGGATACATTCGCTCACGGCAAGTTCCCCACTGAAGATCCGCAGAAGCAAGTCATACTAGCATCCCATTTGCAGCGACATGTCGACGCATGGCACGAAGCGATTGGCGTTCAAGCGTTTGGGCTCGATGTGGCACGCTCGAAATCTGGCAACGAGACGATGCTTGCTGCTGGCGGCCCTGACGGATTAAGTAAACTGCACCCGTGGAAGCGTGACGACGTGATATTCCACGCAGAAGAGACGGTCAGGATCGCGGGACACGAATACGGGGTTGATCTTCGGGCCGGCAGGAATCCGGTATGCGTCGATACAGACGGGCTCGGTGGCGGAACAGCGGACACGTTAAAGCGGCTCGGTGTGTGGACGATCGAATTTCATGGCGGTGCTCCGTCGCAAGTCGCTCCGCGTCAGTACGGCAACTGGCGGACAGAAGCGTATGCGACACTAGGCCGACGACTAAATCCAGATGATCAATGGGGGCAATCGACATGGGCGTTACCACCCGGCGATACGGCATTATATGCCGAACTGACGGCACCTGAAAAAGTCTATCCTCGTGGCGACGCATTGCGGTTTACGCTTTCACCGAAACGCAAGCCACAGGGCAGCCATCAAGGCGGCAATCGAATCTTGTCGGTCGAGGAGAAGTTAGGTCGGTCTCCCGATCGTGGAGATGCTACGGCGTATCTGTTTGTGGCTGTGCGAACGCTGATGAACATGAATGAGTTATTTGCTGAATTCTCGGGGCCGATGGTGTTCGGCAGCGGTGACGATGCGAGCAAAGGCGAATTAACTCAGGCGATGGAAGCGGAACGCAAACGAGAGGCGGCGATGGGCTACGTCAATGGAAATGGCAATGGAAACGGTAAGCCGAAAAAAAACGCTGGTCAAATTGCTGTCGAGGAATGGATTGGCGACCTGACAGGCGAACCACAGGCGGTAGCTGCTAACGGCAACGATCGCTGGAGCAGCCTGTTTCCTGATGATGACGATTGATAGCCCTCGGTATTGCTCGCAACCAGTCAAATAGGCTATGATGAATAGGCATGAAACCAGCAGACAAAAAGACAGCGAAGCGAATTCGCAAGGTGTTGACCAAGCGTCGACAACAAGCCGAGATTGAACGCAGGGAGCGTCCGAAGGTCAGGATGGTTGATCGTGGCGATTTGTTTGAGATGATGGGTATAAGGGGCATGCCGTGAAAACATGTAGTGCCGAAACGAGCCAAAACCGTCGATGTGGACAGCCAGTAGCATTTCAGCACCCTGTAGCACGAGACGTAAACGGTGACGCTGTTTTAGTGTGTGAAGCCCACAAGAGAATTGAACAGGGGAACTGGTTGCCCGACGAGACGGATTGGGTTCCAATCGCAGAGGCAAAAGAAGTGACAGTATGAGCAAGACAGTACGTGGGTCCAAAGGCTGCGGTCATGAATATTGGTCGAGGCGAGCTAATGGCAAAGGGACGCATTTAACTAGCCCAGGGAGAGGCAGTAAAAAGCTCATGAATAAAGCAGCAAGGCATCGCGATAAGCAACTGGTTAAGGAACTAAAGGATACCGACTAACATGCTTGACCGGGGGCAGCGGACAAGGAAACGATCGGCATGGCGTGCTGTAATTATCGCAATAGCGAGGGCTCCAGCGATAGTTTGGGGCTTGATGTGGAGACCTGTCGCGGCAATCGCTGGGCATGCACAGAAAGTTCGTGCCGACGAGCTACAACGCACGGTAGAACGTGTGCGTGCCGACGCTGCTTGGGATCAAGAGCGGCTACAAGGTCAAATTGCGATCTTAAACGAGCAGTTAAAGTCGTACATCGATATAGCGAACCGTGAGCGGGCGAGAGTTGCAGCCGAGACGGCGATACTTGCACGTAAGGAGCGTAACGCTCAATACGGCGGCGAATCGGGGCCGATCGAGATTGAGATTTGAGGGGCGGTAAATGGCAGTAAACATTACAGAGAAGAAGAAGCCAGGAGCATTACTGATCAATCAGCTTAGACGATTGATTGCCTACCGCGTTGTCGAATCGCCAGATTCAGAAGAAGACAATCAATACCATAAGCGATCTATTCGTGGCATTAAAGATGAAGACGTGATCGTATGTATCCCAAATAGCGGATATGGGATATCTGTTTTCAATGCGACTGAAGGGCATATCGTTATTCCACACCAATCAAACTCGGAATGGCGAGGGTACAAGTTCCGTCGTGCAAGGTATGTGGAGCAGATCCAACTTACATTTGATGCAGATGAAGACTAAGGGGCGACAAAGGATAACGATCAATGATCACAGACCTAATCCAATCGTCCCATTCGCGGCTTGAAGGTTATCGGGCTACGGCGGACATTTCGATTAAGAAAGCAGCGGCAAGCCGTCAATCGTCGGCGGCTTCTTTAATTGCAGGCGGCGGTAGCGGATCATCGTCGCCATTCGCCTACGATGAATCGCAACAGCGAGCCGTGCGGCAGTATCGGCATTTTCGTGACATTCCTTATGCGGCGATCAGACCGATCGCGGTTAAGCTCGCGGATCTTCCGCTGCATGTGGGAATGGTTCCACGTAAGCGACGCGATGGCGGTAAGTCGGGGACGCTCGGAGCATCGGGCTTGCGAACAAAATCGCTGACGCCTGATTTCGTTAAGTCGATATCTGAGAACATCGAAGCGATCGACAATCACGAATTCATTGAAGACATCATGGACCCTAATCCGTACATGACGTATTGGGCCACGATGTTTTGTACGGTGGCATCGTTGTACTTGACTGGACGAGCGTTTTGGTGGATGGATGAAGACCCGGACGGCGGCACGCAGTTTTGGTATCTGCCAACTACGTGGGTGACGCCGATCCCGGCGGACGGCAATCCGCGTGCGGCGTTTGCCGTGCGGGCACCGTGGACGCAGGGTGAGCCACACATGGTTAACTCTGCTGACATGGCGTATTTCTCGATTCCAGATCCGGCGAATCCTCTGGCGTCGTATGCTCCACTGCAATCGCAAGCCCGTGCTGTGGATACTGACGACATGGTACAAGAGGCACAGCTTGCGACGATGCGTGACGGCGTGCAACCAAAGACGATCGTTCGTGTTGGTAAACTGCCGGAAGTGGCTGGCGTTCCTGGAAGCGGCGAACGAATCGAACTGACGGCGAACCAACGCAAGCAACTTATTTCCGAGCTTACCGCATGGTATGCAGGGCCGTCTAAACGTGGATTTCCGTTTGTGGTAGACCGCAAGATCGAAGGCATCGAGCCGTTTGGACGTTCGGCGGCAGAACTTGACTTCGTGAATGGTGCCAAGCTGACGAGCGATCGAGTGCATCACGGGCTAGGTGTCAATCGTATCGTGACAGGAGCCACAGAGGGGGCGAATCGTGCTCAAGCAGTGGTAGCCGATACCTATCTGTATGCCCTTGTCGTCAATCCGCTCGGCACCCACATGTCGCAGACCATGACGAAGGATATCGGCCCGCGATATTCGACTGATAGCGATAGGGCGGTTATCTGGATTGAAAAAGCGGAAGCCCAAGATCCGGCGTTAGTGCAAGGGCGGATGAACTTGGCGGCGAAGTCTGGGGCGGTCACAAAAGGCGAGATACGGCAATATGTGGCGACTGGCGATGTCACGTTGGCGAAACGCGATGATGATGACGAATTGATCGCACCGCCGAAAGCTGGCAATCCAGATGACGAGGGAAAGCAGCGTGCTCCCGGCGACCAGACCGGGGCGAATGAAGGACAGCCACGCGATGGCGATGACGGAAAAACGAAATCGCAAAGCGAAGATGAGCTAGACTGGCTGATGAAGGGCGTTGAGATCGGCCGCAGACAAGCCGAGGTAGAGCCACAATCCGAAGCCGATGGCGATTTCGACACGAAGGCCGGCGATCCAAAGCAGAAACGCGAGAATGGCAAGTATCGCAAGGAAACCGAGAAAGAAACGACAGAACGTCAAGTCAGCAACGCTGTGGAGAACGCGAATCCCGACGTATTCGGCGAACCGGCGGAGCGACTAAATAAAGCTGCAAGCGTGGATTGGGAGGATTATCCGTGACAAGGAGTCTGGAGTAAACGATGATTGCCGTCGACTTAGCTACGGGGAAACGTTTAGGCGAAATATCTGAACCGTCTCAGCGTATCGACATGGTGCTGCTGGAAGAGCCTCAATTGCAGCAGCGTGAACCGTTTGCTAAACATTGCCCACCGCCAACAAAATCCTATCAGCTTGCTTACTGCGTTGACGATGCTGCTTATTATCGAGCTGATTGATGTCAGACTTAGGCGGGGAGAATTACCTATGATGACTGACGACGAACCAGAGAAGCCGGCATGGACACATGAAGCGTGGACGCCAGCGAAACGAGAGGCGGTGTCTCAGCGATATATCGATGCCGAATTAGATCAGGTAAAAAATGGAGTAATCCCAGACGAACAAACGATATACAATGTGCTCTGCCCGCAAATACGCGAGGGATGGTCACAAGCTGAGAAGCATAAGCGGCGAGCTTCATACTTCAGGCAAGTTCCAGCAATGCAGTCATTTATAGATGCCTGACCTAGCCAACCGATCTAAACACGAGAAACGCATAGAAGAGGCAATGCTGCCGATCTTCCAGCGATGGGAATCCGAATTCGAGAAAGTCGGAGAAACGTTTCCTGTTACAATCACAGACGATGAGAAGGCGGAGATTCAAGACGCTTTCGCAGAGCCTTTCAACCAATCCGCGAAGGCACTTGCTGATCAATTAGATTTGCCGATCGACGAGCCGATGGCCGCCACATCGCAAGCGTTTCTGCTTTACTTCGCTGGCGAATTCTGTGATGCAATCGTCGATAGCACGAACCGATGGATTCAGCGACTCGAAGCGGAGCAACAGGAGAAGGCAATCAGGCTTATTCGGACCCTGTTTAAGAAGATCAAGGAACAAGTGCTGTCGGCAAGCAGAGCGGCTGTGATCGGTATCACAGAAGTGACGCGAATGGCGACGGCTGGCGAGCGATTGGTAGCCAGCGTGTGGAATCGTTTATTCGGCAAGCCGAAAGCGATAGAAGGTGAGGCAGCAGAGAGAGAACCCGAAACAGCAGAGGAAATTTTTCATCGACTTGTGCCGCGATTTTATACGGCAGGAGACGAAAAAGTATGTCAAGTCTGCCAGCCAGTTGACGGGTTGTATGAATGGGAGTGGCCGTCATACGCGAAAGGCGGAAGCCCCTTGCATTCCCGCTGCAGGTGTTTTCAGGAGTGGGAGAAAGTGCCGTCCGATAAAATACCGACAGAAGCCAACCTAACGTGACCTCAGCCGACCAAAATCTCGCCAATTCAGAACGCGACAAGTACGAATCCCACATAGCCGGCGTTGAGGAGCGGCTTGCCGAATGCCAAGACATTATCTGCGATCAAACGCAACAGATCGCGGAAGTTATCGAACGACACAATAACGAGATGAGTCAGCGTGAAGCCAATACGATCAATGTGGCGATGAATTATATTGCCATGTGTCAGAAAACGCTTTCGTTGATCGTAGTCGGCGGCCCTGATGGAATCGAGAAATTCGACGATCGCGAATTGAAGCCCGAAGAAGGGGCGGCGTTTTCAGCGGCGTGCGACATGCTGTCGCGGGTATTCGATTCGGAATTTCAGTACCCTGCGGGGCGGGGGCCAGAGGCAGAAGAATGATCACACTAGAAGACATGCTTAACGCGGCTGCCATGTGCGAAGGGCGGATCGTCGCTACCGGCGATTTGACTGAGATGCAAATCACCGAAGCCAGAACAGACAAGCGGATGTACGTCGATAAAGACGGCATCGGATTCGTTTTTCTTCCATGGAAGATCGAGACGAAGCGAGATCTAGAGAGACAACGTCAGTAATCCTTATGTGGTTGCATCGTCGAACATTTAAGACAGTGTTGCGGATTTATTTCTACTTACGACATGGTCCGCATGGTGCGTTTATAGAAGAGGTTCATACGATTACTTCATTTGCGACGGAGATAGGTGGCAATCGGATCGCATGTCCGATTCCAGCAGCAAGGCGGGTATTTCGACCGATACGACAGCCACGAAACAACCACACTCGGCTGCCTGTCGGGAGGCTCCGCAGGAAATGATCCCTACCTCATTCGACGAATCAAATCATGTCCTCGACAAGCCTCCCGGCATGACATACGAACAGTGCCAAGCTCTTTCCGTGTGGCAAGGCGAATCATCCGATGGGGTTCCGCTTGTGGTATCCGCATGGAAGCCGACGCGAGAAGAATTAGAGTCGATAAAACGCACAGGACGAGTCTGGCTAATCGTTTTAGGGCAGACAATGCCGCCTGTTTCGCTCGAAGGAACCAGCCCGTTCGAACCGCAAAAAGGCGAGAATCAACCAGATTCAGACGAAAAAGACTATTGACATGCTTCGCAGGGGCGTGGTATTTTGAACAGTACGGCTGCGGGGGCGGCGTAGGATGCAGGAGGAACGCGGGCCAAAGTCGGTCAGTGTGGAGTCGCAAAAAAAGGCCGACAAAGCATTGCAATGGCTTGCTAAGACTCTCCAGCGTCGCCTAAGCCAGGACGGTGACTTTGGGTACGTCGCGGTCGAGATTAAGATTCAAGACGGCGAAATACACGGGTCGATGGACTTCACCGACAAATACCATGTTCGGTGAGACGTAGTAGCGAAACACGAGTGCTTTAATAGAAAGACCGTGTCCAACTGTGGGCATGGTCTTTTTTATTGGCACCAGAACAAATAATGGGGATCGAATCAATGCCGATGCCAAAACCGAAGAAGAGCGAGAAGAAGAGTGATTTCGTTTCGCGGTGCATGGCAGACGATAGCATGAAAAAGGAATTCCCCGACGAGGAACAGCGGTCGGCTGTGGCGTATTCGACATGGCGTGAAGCGAAGAAGGATTTCGAATTGACGGATCTGACTGATTCTCTCGGTAATCGAATGCTGCTTGATCGCTGGGGCATCGGTACTGCACTCCAATACGTCAAGGCTGTGGATGGCAGCGGACCGGACATCTACAGCATCACACCCGACGCGTGGGCAAAGGAAATGCAGTCGGCTGCGGATCGGTTGACCTACTGTGACGAGACGAGCGGCGATACCGACTTTATCACAAAGTCGATCCGCGAAGGCACCGACATCTCGGCGGGAGCAGTGCTTGAATATGACGCGAGGATGGTTACTAAGCGGCGAGATCGTGACGGCGATATCCTGGAACCTAACGGACTCGACATCGATACAAAAATGCCGTTACTTGCTCATCACGTCCAGGCCGCTCCATATGGCAAACATGTGGCGATAGTCAAGCAAGACGACGATGTGTGGGTATCCCGATGGGCAATCGCAGATTTTCCGCTTGGTCGCGACATGGCAGTCTTGACGCGGTTTGGTGCAATACGCAAGAGCCACGGATTCAAGCCATTGCCGGGCGAATTTGAACCGATCGAAGTCGTCAAGGGTGCCAATGGTGAACGCAGGGCAAACGGCTGGCATGTGAAGAAAGCTGGCGTATTTGAAGGTTCTGGCGTATCAATTCCGTCGAATGTGGACGGCAACGTGCTGACGATCTACGAGAAACAGTTCGACGGCATTTGTACAGCGTTTTCGTGTGACGCATTCGAGACTGACGGCATGAAGATGTGGGCCAAGTCGTATTACGACCAGCGTCCGACGCAGGCACGTGGAATGAGCTTGGAGGACATGGCGGAGCCACAGCAGACGAGCGAAGGCGAACCGAGCGACATGAAGCAATCCCCCGATGTGGAAACCAAGGGCGTCAGTGACACGTTGGAGGAATACGAGTTCCCTGGTTCGTACGAATGGATTCGCGATAAACTGAATAAGCAACTCGACAATTCGTTATCGGGGCATCGTTATATTGCGGGCACATTCGCCAAGCACGCGATCATATGTCATTCGCGATACGTTGATGGCGAAGGTCGCAAAGTCAAGTGCTATCGGCAATCGTGGAAATTCGGCGACGACAAGACTCCAGTATTCGACGGCGACGCAAAAGAGATCGAGGTCAAGCCGCAAATTATCGAGAAGATGGTTTCGGAATTAGAAACCAAATTCGCTGGCGATGGCGGTAGTCAGACGCTATCAACCACTGAAGAACGAAAGAAATCCATCGGCGAACTATCTCGCGAACTGATAGCGGCAGCTATCAAACACGAGGACACAGGCGAAGCAATCGCGGCACTTGAACCAATCACGAAGGCACTGGGGGCGGTGCGACAACAGCAGCAATCCGTATCACTTGAGGAATTGTTCCAAGAGTGAGTCATTTCGCCCCTAGCGGGCTTTCGCGTCACCGGACGCACATTTGGAGGTAAACTATGTTTCTCATCACCAAAAGGTTGCGAGAGCACCTAGAGGAGAAGTGCGGTCTGAAGCCCGGTGAGTCCGAGGCGGATGTTCGCAAGTTCGTTGCAGAGAAGATCGCGGCGGGCGAATTGGAGCTTGACACGGTCTCCGATCTGACGAAGCAATCGGATGCTGAGATCAAGGTCAAGGGCATGATCGACGAGGCAATCGATCCGATCAACTCGAAAGTCGACGGTGTGGTTGACTCGGTTGGCAAGCTGACGGATATGTTCAGCAAGCAGTTTGCTGGCGGCGACGGAGCATCAACGCAAGAGCCCGAGCCGAAGACTGAGCCGACAACCGCGAAGGATGGTGGCAGCGGTGTACAGGCGAAAGAAGGCGATGGCGTTTCGACTGCCCAGAAAGCGATGGGATCGGCTGCGATGACCATGCCGGAAGGCGAAGGCGGAAGCGGCGACGGAAGCCAAGTTCGCGTGAAATCGCCGTTTGAGCAGTTCGACGACACACGGACCGCCGCACTGTGGTCCAAGTCCGCCAAGATCGACAACTTCCGTGCCGCAATGGGCGACCAGCAGCTTTCGATGCAAGGCGAGGCTGCAATGGGTCTCGACATGCCGACACAGCGAAGCAAGGCCATCACCGGCGTGTGGTTCAAGCTGATGGTCGGTAACGCTTTCCGCGAAGCCGGCCGTCCTTGTCCGCAGATTTTCACGCTCAAAACTCATGAGCGAGAATGGGTCAAGTCGGCAATCAACGAATGCTCGTTTGTTGGTCCGTTGAATGTGGACACAAACGATGAATCGTGGGATCGAGCTGGCGACTGGATGGCTGGCGAGACGTTCAAGCAGAAAGGGCTGGACGCCGAGTATTGGACGAAAGCCTTGCTTGACGGGACGGTTTCCGGTGGTCAGTACATCGTCCCGATCGAATTCGACGCCAATGTGATTCTGACGCCGTTGCTGACTGGCGAGCTGTTCCCGCGAGTCAATGTGGTGAACGTCACACGTCGGAGAATTGAATCGGCTGCGATCAGCAATTGGTCGCTGTCGTGGGGAACTGCCGAAGGTTCGGCTATTACGCCGTACACCACAACGGACTTCGTCAGCCAGTTCAATCACAACGTTTATCCCGTTGTGGGTGCAATGGACATGGGCAAGGACTTCCTGTCCGATTCGCCCATCGATATTGGCGGTATCATCCAGACTAAGGGCGGCGAGGCATTCCGCAAGGCTCTTGACGATGTGATTGCGACCGGCAACGGTACGAATCGTCCGGAAGGCGTCAAAACGGCTTCCAGCACGACAAGCGTATCTTCGACGAACGGAGCAACAGGACCGCCCACCGTAAGCGATTACGAGGGATTGATGCTTGGCATCGCCAAGGAGCTGTTGCAGGAAGCAGGTCCGCGATTCGCATTCGTTGGTACGCAAACGAGCTACCAGCGAGCCAAAGGAATCCAGGTCGATTCGACGAACGATCAGCGTCGCGTGTTCAACATGGAGGCTCGCGGATCGAATCTGCGGAACTTCATGCTGCTGGATGCTGATTATGCCGTCAACAGCGGCATGGGCAACGGTACTGTGATGGGTGTCTGCTTCAATCGTTACCGCATGTACCGCCGTCTCGGCTTGGAAGTGCGGCTGGTTGACGAAGGCCGCACAAACGTGCTGTCGAATCAGCAGACGCTCGTATTGCGAGCCCGATTCGGTGGAGCGTTGGAATTGGCTGCAGCCGCCACGAAGTCCACGGACATGCAGTCCTGATCAAATGAACCTTAAATCTCGCCCGGTTAAAATTCCGGGCGGGATTTTTTCGATTGTCGTACTGGACACAAAAAACAAGCAGGAGATTTTAATCATGCTTACTGAATACGGGACGTTATACGTCTTAGCTGGCAGCACAGCACAAACGCTGTCGACCAGTTACGAGAAAATGACGGGTTGGGCCACACGAGGCGACTCGTCGTATTACGTTGATGGGCTGCAAGGCATTCGAGCCGACCTGACACAGGATCGATTTTCGCTGCTGGCAGGCAAGTACCTTGTGTGTGTGAGTGTCAGCGGAAAGAGCGATACGCCCGATGTTGAACTCACGGCTGCTTTGCATGTGGACGCAGCGGCCCACGCTGATGGCGTTTGCGTGCAAGAGAGCGAAGCTGCCGATAAGGCGGACATCAATTTCGTGATCCAAACGATTGTCGACATCTCGTCGCCGAAGGCGTTGGATCTACGGATCAAAGGCGAGACTGGCACGCCGGCATTTACTCCGACGAATGCTCACTTTACGGTCATAAAACTGAGCTGACGTTTCCGATTGACAGCATGCCCGTCCAGCACATGTAGCTGGGCGGGCAGTTTCAAACTTCTCACTAAACTGAATCTGACGGGGGCTAACAAAACGATGGCACGAATCACGATCGAAATCGCGGGGCCGCAAAACGACAACTACATGTGGCCTGTCACGCAAGAGGCACTTCGCGGACGATGGCGGGCGGCAGTGGTCGCTCATCACGATAAAAGTGACGGACTAAAGGCCGTATGTGCACTGGAATCAATTCCGGGTCTACATGTGTGGATCGACACGCGAGCCAAAGAATGCGGCATCTGCGACCCGCTCGGCATGGACGAGAAAGGCGAGCCAGTATCCGATGAAGGCCGCCGCAAGTTCAAGCAGTGGGAAACGATCCAACGGGAGCATCAGACGCAACTTTCCAAAATGGCCCCGTGGGAGCCGCAAGCATTCAGCAGCGATCGATGCAACAAGGATTTCATGAAGGAATGGCTGTTCTGCATGCGGAGAGCTATTGACGCTGGCTACGCGATTTATGTCGACGGGAGCCAGCAATTGCCGCCGATTGAAGAGATCGTAAAGCTGCCCGGCAGAATCACAAACGAACCATTCAACAGCGGAACGAAGGGGAACGACATCCCGCGTTTTCGTTTCGGTGTGGAAGTGCCCGCATAATGAATTGAATTTCGCTGTCGCGCCCCCGACAGTGTTTGCCCTCGACCCGCTTGCTACTTGTCGTAGCAGCGGGCGGGGGTTTGAATCAAAAACTCGCTTTGCTCTGGCAGGCTTGAAATGCAATGTTCAGATGCAATACGGCAGATATGGGCGATTACCGATCAAGTCGACGAAGATCGGAGGCACGACGTGCTGTCTTTTGCGTCTCACCGATACACGTTTAACGGCGGGGCGTTTTCTGAATTAACCGTTACCGAGGAGCACCTGCTGGCGTGCTTTGATTGTGACGAATACAAGGAGTGTCAAGCGGATTTGACACATTGCAGACTGTTAACACACGAGGGGAGCTGAACATGGGAAGGCAAGAGCGAATCGAACGACGTAGGCGACGCCGAGAGGCCAAGCGGGATGCCCAAAGGGCGCATCAAGTGGTGGGTGACGCCATAGGTGATTATCTGGAAGATAACCCAGAGGCCACACCTTCCGAAATTCAAGTCGCGGTGGAACAGCAGTTCCGGGGTCAGTTCCGAGAGGGTAGCGCCTTTCTGGCCTTACTGCTCCAGCTACTCCCCGCCCTCTTGCCCATCATCTTGAAGCTCTTTCAAGGAGACGAGTAATGATTCGCCGAGCCCTCTTTTGGTTGTGGGCAATCGCCCTGCTTTCAACCATTGCCTCGGCCCAAACCATCGAGATCCAGGGGCCGAGCCAACCTGTACCGACTGGTCGCGTCGTCATCATTGATGTGATCGGACTCAACTCTGGTCTCAGTTTCGAGTGCAGCCCGGAGGCTACTGACTTCTACGATTTCGCGAGTGGGGATAACCGCAAGGTTATCTTCATGTCCACCAATCCCGGCCAACACAAGATCACGGTCACGCTCAACGACTGGACTGGAGACTTGGAAGATGCGGTCGAGAGCTTGCAGAACGTAGCTACGACCTGCAACATCGTTCTCAGCGAACCGTCCAAGCAAGCCCTTGACGATGCGGTTGCATCCCTGCAAACGGTTTCTGCGACGATCACCACCGAGAATCCGGCCAGTTCGGGCTCCTGCATCGTGGAGGTAAGTGGGACACCGGACCCTACGCCAGTAGATCCAGTAGACCCGACCCCCGACCCATCATTTTCTTGGGAGGTGAGGGGCGGTCTTCACGTCTTGATAATGGACGACGAGAACCAACGGGGCCATCTCCCCCAAAGCCAAGTGAATATGTTCACGAGTCGTCCGTTCCACGAGTGGTTGGAAGCGAACACAGCGAAAGGGACGGACGGAGAACCGGCATATCGAATGACATCCAACGACAGTCTACAGCCGGGAGAGGAGGCACGAGACCTAGAACTACCGGTGTACGTCGATGGCTGGGATTTAATCGACGCCGCCGTTGAACAGGGGCGGATGAAGTTACCGACGTGGATTGTGTCAAACGGAGAGCGTGGCGTAATTGAACCGCTTCCGGTTAGCGTCGAGGCTGCGATTGCTAGATTGGAGGGGTTCAAATGATTCGCTCACTTAACGGACAGCCCGCCTTGATAATCGGCGACGGCAACTACTCGGACTACACGCCGGATCGAGACTACCGACTAAAAGACAACAAGGGGCAAGAGTACTACACCGGCTGTCTGCCAGTTGAGGATTGGGATTCAGCCAAAATGTGCTCGGTCCCATGGGAAGCATCAGGGCTTGTCATTTACGATGAGCAGGAACTAAAGGAACGCCTCACGGATATGTGGAATGCCAAGGCGTCACTGATGCACTTAGCTTACGAGCGAGACGCATTGCACCAGAGCAATGGCACTTGCTGGATTCACGGAACATGCACAGCAAGTACCATCATGTTCGACGCCGCGAATCTGCCCTACCGCGTGCCGTCACCCTTGAGCGTAGCGGCTCACTGCTATCGCAACTTTGGCGTACGCGGCGGATACCCGAGCTTAGGCGTAGAGAAATACCAAGAGCATGGAGCATGTACGACCGATTCGTGGCCTGAAAATGCCAATAATCGCAGGTATGATAATGCCACGTCTCAGGCCAACCGTCAGCATCAGGTGCTTGAGGAAATTGTAGAGACGGGCAGCGGGGAAGAGGGTTTCATCAAGTCGATGTCCGGTATCGCTCAAGGGAAGCCCGCTGGCTGGTCATTTTCGTGGTGGCGCCACTATGTTTGCGGCTGTTGGGGGCGAGTGGATCGCGGCGAATTGTGTGCTGGTCTGCGGAATACGTGGGGCAACGGTTGGGGCGACCGGGGGTTTAGTCTGCTAAGAGGTAGAAAAAAGTACCCGGTATGGTCGTGTGTATTCCTGAGAATGAGGCAATCCGCTGGAGGATAAGCAGGGGATCATATCTACGGGGAGTAAGCCATGTGGACAAAAGCGTTCTGGAAGCAGACCGTAGAACGGGCCGTGAAGACAGGCGGAGAAGTAGCTGCAAGCCTGCTGCTTGTTGACGGGGCTGGCGTATTGCCGACAAGCTGGTATCAGTTCAGCGTTGCGGTTGGCATATCTATGCTTGCAAGCGTATTCGCATCGCTCGGATCACTAAAGATTGGTCCGGCACAAACTCCTTCGCTTGTGGATTAGAGGCATGACACCGAAACTATTGATCGTCGAAGACAGTCGGGCACAGCGACGATTTATTCGTCACCAGCTAGCCGGTGTGGACATTATCATAGACGCCTGCGGAAGTATCGGAGAAATGCCAACGAGCAATGGATACGCGGCTATGTTGTTGGATCTGGAGCTACCGGATTCGCAGGGCGCCGATACCGTTCGGGCCGCTAAGGAGCGTTTGCCAAATGTACCCATAATCGTCTACACCGCCAATGACAATCCAGACGTGTTGGAGCGATGCTTCGCCTTCGGCGCCGACGAAGTGTTGGTTAAGGACATCACCACGCCCCGCCAAATACTTGATGCGGTCATGAAGGCGATAGAGTCACGGAAATTGGCGATGGCCTGCCACGACTGTCACGATTCGGCACTGCAGACAACCATGCAAATGAACCTACTACGAGAGAAATTGGCCGCCATCGGTGAGGCAGTGGCAGAGAGGTTGGTGGTGTGTGGGAACTGAAGGATGGATGACACTGGCCGTATGTGTGGGGACTCTCGGCACGGCGATTGGTTTCGTGATATGGGGCGTTAAGCGGGCGGACGCGAGGATACAAAATCCAATCCCGACACAGCCTCCAGCAGACAGCAACAGTGATGACGATGACACCAGGAAAGTCCTTGAGAAAGACTGCGAGCACAGACGAGAGCTTTTTGAGTCGAAGCATCAGCGTGAACACGATCAGGTAGATAACCGCATAGACAGATTACTCGCGGCCATTGAAGAGCAGAAAAAACAAAACGAGTCGACCAGAAGGCGGCAAGAGGACCAGAAGGAAGCGATTGACAAAGTGCAGAACGCAATAGAAAAAGAACTGCAACCAGCGATGGCTGATTTCGGCACCCAATTGGTCGATCTGCCTGACGCGATCGCCAAGGCACTTGAACATCGTGAGCGGCGAAGGAAGCGACAGGAATCAGAGGAATAACCCTACTCGCCTGCGGTCTGGCGTGGATCGCGGGTTGTTGATACGAGACGGAGATTGATATGACGCTCAAAGCACTGATTCAAGA